TGGTTCAAATAAATTCAAACAGTTCCCTGCATATTCTGGGCGGTCAGGTCGTGGATCTCGCGGATGGTTCATTTATCCAACCCTTCGCAGAATTCAGCCTGAATTGATTAATAAATGGGAAGAAAGTTTTAATCGCATCATTAAGGAATGGGTCTAATGGCAACCGGTAATAGAACTTTAAAGTTATCAATCCTCGCCGATGTCGATGATCTAAAAAAGAAATTAGGCGAAGCCGATAAGGCTGTCGAAACTAACTCAAGCAAAATAAGTGAATTTGGAAAGAAGGCTGCTGCTGCATTTGCCGTAGCTGCTGCTGCTGCCGTTGCCTATGCTAGCAAATTAGCCATTGATGGGGTCAAGGCTGCAATAGAGGATGAGCAGGCACAGTTAAGATTAGCCAATGCCCTAAGACAGGCCACAGGGGCTACTGATGCCCAAATAACGGCAACTGAGGACATGATCCTTCAGACTAGCCTTGCAACTGGTGTTGCCGATGACCAGCTTCGCCCGGCGTTACAAAGGTTGGCGGTCTCGACAAAATCAACCGAGGAAGCGCAAAAATTATTAACCCTTGCTTTAGATATTAGCAAAGCATCAGGTAAAGATTTAGAAACTGTTACAAATGCTTTAGGTAGAGCACAGGATGGAAATGTTACTTCACTTGGTCGATTAGGTCTTGGCTTATCAAAGGCTGAATTATCAACCCTTACATTTACTGAGGTTCAACAGAAACTTGCTGATCTTTATGGTGGCGCAGCAGCTACAAATGCCGAAACTTTTCAAGGCAAGATTGATCGCTTAAAAGTAGGATTTGATGAAGCTAAAGAATCACTTGGCACAGCTTTGCTTCCAACAGTTGAACAATTTATTACATTCTTAAATGAAACAGGTATTCCAAGCCTAAATGCTTTTATTGCAGGATTAACTGGAGCAGGTGGATTAAATCAAGGATTTACCGAAACTCAAAAAAATGCAGAATCTTTTGGCAAAGCAATTGGAGTAGTATCTGGAATCATCTCAGGATTTATTACATTCTTGCGTGAAGCAATCGGTTTAGTCGTATCTTTAGCCAATGAGTTAATCAGAGTTGTAAATATCATTCCGGGTGTAAATATAGGTTCATTACCTAATCCAGCACCATCAGCAGGTAGATCGTCATTACCATCAGTTCCAAGTGGCGGATCAACTTTTGGTGGTCGTGGTATGGGTCAGATCAATAACATTACAGTTAATGCAATCGATGGCGAAGGCGCTGCAAGAGCCGTTGCAAAAGTAGTTAATCAATCAGCTGCTCGAAGCGTGCCATTATTTACTGGTAATGGTATTAGACTTCAATGAGTGCTTTTACACCTGACTGGAAACTAACTGTCGGTGGTGTTGATTATACTGACATAGCAATAAGCGACATTCAGCATGAAGCAGGTCGCACAGATATCTACCAACAGCCATCACCATCTTATTGCTCAATAACCTTAATTGCTTTAAATGGTCAAACTTTACCTTTTGACATAAATGATTCTTTTGATCTACAAATAAAAGATTCAACTGGATCTTATGTAAGTTTATTTGGTGGCGACATAACCGATGTAACTGTTGAGGTCGGTGCTACTGGCTCAGCTGCAACAGTTGTCCAATACACACTTATTGTTATGGGTTCATTAGTTAAGTTAGCCAAAGAAATTTGGGATGACAACATTTCTCAAGATGAGGATGGCAACCAAATCTACACAATCCTTTCAAGCGTATTACTTGGAACTTGGAACGATGTGCCATCGGCTACAACTTGGGCAACTTACAATGCAACGGAAACTTGGGAGAATGCTGTTAATCTAGGTCTTGGAGAAATCGATCAACCTGGTCTTTACACAATGACCGCGCAGTCTCAAACTGTAAATACTATTTACAATGTAATTTCAGATATAGCCAATTCAGCATTTGGTTACATTTATGAGGACAATCAAGGCAATATCGGTTATGCAGATGCAGACCACAGGCAGAATTATCTTTTAGTTAATGGTTATGTTGAATTAGATGCTCGCCATGCCTTAGGCGCTGGCTTATCTACTGTAATGAGATCAGCAGATGTTCGTAATGATATTTTTATCAATTATGGCAACAATTACAATTCACAGGTAACTGCTATTGATGCAACTTCAATTTCCTTATATGGTTACAAATCTGAAAGCATAAATTCTAGGGTTCAGGGTGCTGTCGATGCTCAGGCTATTGCCGATCGATACATAGATCAAAGAGCTTATCCGCAGGCAGCATTCCAATCGATCACATTTCCAATTACTAACTCAGAAATAGATAACGCAGATCGGGATGATTTATTAGGTGTATTCATGGGAATGCCGGTTCATATTCAAAACCTACCTAGCCAAATATCCGATGGAGATTTTGAAGGTTATGTTGAGGGCTGGTCATGGAGCACTAGGTTCAATGAACTGTTTCTCACAATCAATGTTTCCCCAGTCGCATTTAGCCAAGTGGCGATGCGTTGGAATACAACCCCAGCCACAGAGGCTTGGAACACTTTAAGCAATACTTTGACATGGGAATACGCTACAATCGTATCCTGAGAATAGGACAATATGGCAACCACTACTAATTACAGCTGGAGCACTCCAGACGATACCGCGCTGGTTAAAGATGGTGCGCTAGCAATCCGCACACTTGGAACTGCAATCGATAGTACAGTATTCACAAATGCTGGAGCAGCAATCAATAAATCTATTGTTGATGCTAAAGGCGATTTAATTGTTGGAACTGCTGCCGATACAGTAGCAAGATTGGCAAGTTCAGCAAGTAATGGAAATATATTAACAGTAGATACTTCAACAGCCACAGGATTAAAATGGGCTGCTCCTGCTGGTGGTGGAAAAGTTTTACAAGTTGTTCAATCAACTTATGCGACTCCAACTTCAAATTCAACAACAACTTTAGCCGATACTGGTTTGACTTTAAACATAACTCCAAGTTCAGCATCAAGTAAAGTTTTATTGTGGATGTTTATGCCAACAGCAAAATATGCTGGCAATAATAATAATTCTGTCATTTTACAATTACAAAGAGATGGAACAAATGTTTTGCAAGCCTATGAAATGCACAAAACCAATACTTCGTTAGATTTTTTTGGTTCAACAACATTAACTTATTTAGATTCGCCAGCGACCACCAGTTCAACAACATACAAAGTTCAATTTAGAAACCGCGTCGCTGCTGCTGAAGTAGTTATTTGTAAAGATGACCAACTGGCAGTTTTAATTGCAGCAGAAATAGGAGCATAAAATGGCTGAAAGTATTGATGTTGTAAGAATGTTAAGACCTGAGGGCGGTTGGATCGTAAGAGGTAATGATTACGAAGGAATTGAATTTATAAGTTGCGATCCATTTACAAAAAAAGAATGGAAAGATGGTTTTGCAATTTGTGATGCTTGGATTGCTGAACAAGATGCAGCAAAAACAGCGCAACGCCAAGCAATTCTTGATCGCATCGGTTTAACTGCCGATGAACTTAAAACAATAATTGGCTAATGAAGCCTTGGTTATCTAAAGCTGCTGAAACATTCAGAAATCAAGTAAATGAATGTTATCCCGACAGGGATCGTAAAAGTGATGGATGGTTGGCTTCTATGGCACATTTACAGCGAGCGCCAAAGTCAGATCACAACCCCGATCCAAAAACAGGATGCGTCAGGGGATTGGACATTTCTGCTCGGTTATCTGACGACAAAAGGCTTTCAGCATATTTGGCAGATCAAGTCCGATTATATGGGAAATCTCAAGGGCGGATCAGTTATGTGATTCACTTGGGTAAAATTGCAAGCCCAATTCTAAATTGGCGTTGGCGCAAATATAAGGGCATTAATCGCCACGATCATCATTTACATATTAGCTTCAAAAAGTCTGAGGACAATAATCCGGCAGAGTTTGACATCCCACTACTGAAAGGCAATTAATGAAACTGACCAAAAAACACAAAGCAGCAATTAAGTCATATTTGAGAGCTGTGGCAGCTAGTGGAATCACAGTAGCCTTAGCAATAGTGGCTGACATTCATCCAGCTTATGCAACTATGCTTGGTGCGATTGTTGCGCCTATTGCCAAAGCGTTAGATCCAAAATCAGGGAGCGAAGCTGATTACGGAATCAATGCTTCATGACACCAAACGAATTAGTCGCATTTGGCGTTGGCGTTATAAGTATCGCAAGCGCTTTATTGTTGGCTCTACGATGGGTTATTAAAAGCTTCTTAAGCGAACTCCGGCCTAATTCTGGCAGCTCGATCAAGGATGCTATTAACCGAATAGATGATAGAAGTTCACGATTAGAAGCGCGTGTTGATGAACTGTTTGCATTAATTAGTAAGCGATAATTTCTGCTATGGCGAACACACGAAAGCGAACTACACGAAAAAAAGTCAACCGTCGGAGAGTTCGCCACACTCCTGAAATAAGCAAATTAGATATGTTCTATATTGCAAAACATGAAATGTTTAAAGCTGCACGCAAGGCTGGATTCTCAGAGGGCGTAGCACTTTATCTAATGGATAATCCTGAATCAATGCCTGACTGGATCGTAGGCGATAAGGGCATAATCCCAGTTATTCCAACTCCAGATGAGGATGAAGATTAATTAAAGCCAACCGCAGGTATCTTGTAACCCCAGATTTACAGATTCCTTTGCACCATCCAAAAGCTGTTGCCAATCTAATTAAGATGGTAAAGCATGAGAAGTTTGATTATGTATTAAATGTCGGAGATGAAATGGATCTCGGCAGCCAGTCGCGTTGGGCAAAAAATACTAAGTTGGAATTTGCCGAAACACTTGATGAGGAAAGAAAACTAGGTCAAGAGATTCTTCACGATCTTGGCACTACCGATATTGTTAGATCAAATCACACAGATAGAATTTATCAAACCTTGCTTAAAGGTGCTCCATCACTTATTGGATTGCCAGAATTGGAATATGCCAAGTTTATGGATTTTGCTGGATTAGGCATTAGATTCCATAAAAGAGCCTATGAGTTTGAAAAGGGCTGGCACTTGGCTCATGGCGACGAAGGCAACATGTCTAAGCATGCAGGTATAACAGGCCTTAATTTGGCCAAGAAATGGCATTCTAGCGTGGTTTGTGGGCATTCGCATAGGCAGGGTGCAGTCCGACACCAAACTGGCTTAAACGGCCGTTATTCAACGATTTGGGGCATTGAGGCTGGACACCTAATGGACATGCGTAAAGCTTCTTATCTTAAATACAATTCAGCCGATTGGAATATGGGCTTCACAGTCTTGAGTTTTGGCAAGAAAGGCCATCAAGTAGAGCTGATCCCAGTTAATCATGACGGATCATTTACCTATAATAGACGGACTTATGGGTCTTGAAACCGATTATAGGGATCGCACGATTGATGACCATATCGATGACCTTGAGGATCTTGGCGTTATCTAATCGTTATAAAACACGCCGTAAGTAGTTAACTAATTGTCCTTGCTTTAAGTCATACTTTCTGTATCAGACATCCGTCTGGTATTAGGGAGCGAAATGGAAATAGTAGGTTACGGATTTATCATAGGCTGTTTGATTGGCCTAGGTTTAT